TTAAATTTCAAAATGTGGCGAATCACTTTCCCCGCGCTCACGCGGTTTGCCGTCACCGTCCCAATCCGCGCCCCAACGTACAGGCACACCCAACTCTTTAGCGGATTGTAACATGGCTTTTGCAATGGCATCAAACTTTTTCAAGTCATTCCAATCCACAGGGTAAGGCACAAGGTCAACCGCCTTGCCACTAACATGCTTGCTTGCAAACGGGTTATTAAGCCAAGTGACTTTAGCAGCAGACGGCTGCGCGTATTTAGCAGGCACACCTTTTGCGCTGCATTGGGCAGCAGTGCGACCTTTACCATAGTTAATCATACACTGTTCTTTTGTGCGCACGCCCTCTAAGACCATAAAATCTATGGTCGACAACTGGATAGCACGTTTAACCACTTTAACTAAACGCTCATCAACGCCTTTTAGTTTATCTAGGCTTTTTTGTGATAATTGATATGACATTTTACCCTCCTTTGGGCGTAAAAAAACCGCCTTATTTGGCGGTTAGATGATTGATTGTGTCGCGCTGCGCTTTGATGATTGCATCTTTTTTATGCGATGACTCACGATAGACTTTAATGCGCCAAATAAGCCCTGCCACGCCCATCACCATAAAAAATCGCTGGATATCGATCGGGCTGTTATATGTTTCAGTCTGATAAAATGTCACGGCAGCAGATAGCCAAGCAATCGTAGTAACAACAATCGGGATGACGTTATATATGTTTGTATAGACATTAGGCTTCAATATACAAAACCACTTGATGAGCGCGAACACACCGAACAGCGCACCGATAAAACACAGAATTACGCTAATCATGACTCACCCCCTTTGTCGGGTAGCTCAAACTGAACTGGTGACACCTTGTTTACCACTGCCAAACTGTTTTTTGGACTAGATAAAAGCACAAGCACAAACTGTAAAATTGCGCTTGATAAAAAAGATGAGATTGCCGCATAAGTACTTAAAATAACTTCAGGTGGGTCGCGTCCGTCTGTCATTGCGATTGACAGCGACATACCGCCAAGTATGCCCAAAAACGGTTTGGCAACATATAGATAGCGAAATCTTGTATCAATGTTATCTACTTTGACAAATATTGAGCCGATGCCGCCCAACATACAAAATATCCACACTGGCAGCCATGACAATAAAAAAGGGGCGGTCATCCCCCAACTATTTAAAATTGGCTTAGGCTCTACATCTCCCACCTGAGCCACTGCAACTGTTGACACCAACAACATGAGCGCAAATACCCAAAGCGCCGATGTTTTAACTCGTTTTTTTGGCATTTACGCCTCCTAAAAAGTAAAAACCCTAGCTTTTATACTAGGGTTAATGCTGATTAAACAACTGCACCCAAACCATCGACCCAACCTGTTGCGGTTTTGTAGATTGGTTTGCCACCTGCTGCGAGCGTTGTATCAAGATACATATAGCCAGTGGGCACATTAACAGGTCTCTCTGCTGTTGTGCCACTTGGTCTGTAAATAGACTCTCCTGCTACAAACATCACTTTATTACGCCAATAATTTTGCTCAAGAATGGTTACTGTCAATACTGTCGCTTCAGCTTTACGATAAAGCGTGATGCTACTAGCGTCATTAATAGTCCAACCTTCGGGGGCTTTTAACGTGATATTATCGCCATTTACTGCCCATGAGTTACTAATCACAATCGTTTTAGTATACATCTTAAATTTATAGTTAAAATTAATATTACTAAACATTAATTGTAAACCGCCACCAAAAACAATAGCTGGTAATACATCACGCGGGTCTGATAAATCGACACTACTACGGTAAGGATTTCTAATATCGTATCTGTTGTTTTTAAAAGTAATACTGCTCAAATCAAACCTATCTTGTAAGCGAGTATCATCAGCACCAAACCGATAACTTTGCATTTCTGCGATTAAGTTGACCTTCAGATTATTTGATATACCAAGATTTAGTAGAGGCCATTCTCCATTGCCCCACTGCTGTACATAATCGAAAACATTAGCCTCGAAGTACGCTGTGTTGATGTTGTAAGCAATGGCAGCGGTAAACGCCATTCCTAGTGTAAAACCTACACCACACCACTCTGTACTCAAAAAGTTTATGTTTGCACCAAATAATGAACCACCCCAAAATCCGATGCCACAAGTAATAAACTGTATGTGTCCAAACGCCCCTGCACCTGAGTTATTCCCTTGCCATGCTAGTCCAGTACCGTAAATATAACCCAACCGATTATAATTCGTTGTCGCTGGGTTTTTAAGTTTTGGATAAACACTGATTTGATTTTTTGCAACATCAATATCTTTGATGACATACGGTAGATTATCTCCCTCAAACATGACCATTCTTGGCGCAAGTTCTGAGGCTACTGAGTATTCAGGCGGTAATGATGATACCGTTAATACACTACGCTGTCCAAAATCGCCTCCAATGTCGGTACGTGCGCTAATTGTTGCAGTATGATTTGCAACTGTATTATCTACAAAATTACCACCCATAACACCATCTGAGTTATACCACGCACCCGATGTACTACCAATCCACCCGATGTTCACGTAGTCAATGCGAGGGAAAATACTGTCATTAGCAAGCACTAAACCTGCACATTTAAAGTAAAACGCTGTAACAGAGCGAATCTGAATACGCCCTGCGCTACCGTCTGTACCGCCATCACCAATAATCAAACCTACTAATTGTTTACGGTCTTTAACTGCTACTGTGCTACCGTAAAAACGTAATTTACCCAGCCATACTGTATCAGCAGCATTGATGCGCATGAGATGGGTAATCTCAGTATCGTTTTGATTATTCTTTAGTGATAAATCACCATAATACACCAATGTTTTAAACGCCGAACCTTTTGCACCCATACCAAGTTCTAGTGGTCTATTTACATAAGCATTTAAGGTGATATTTGCATTAACTACATTATCTTGACAGTGATTAAAAAATGCCTCTAATGCACATAAGTCAACGCTATCATCTAGTGATTGTGCTGTTGGGTATTTCTTTTTAGCATCTGCTAGTGTTGCGTATTTTTCAGACAGTTTGTGATAAACACCATCACCGATTGCGCCAAAATCGTAAGGGGTTACTAACTCGGCATTTTTTTGTTTTTGAGTGCGCCCGTTTGATAGCAAAATAAGTTGGTCAGTCCAACCATTAGCCCCTGCGCCTGCTTTGGCTGCGGTGTTGATAACATCATCAAGATTTTGAAGCATTGGTTTAATTGCGTCATCCATCGCACCCGAAATATTATCTAGCGTGTCTTGCAAATTGTCGCTAAACCATGATCCAATTTTTGCCACATCATTGACTAATACATCATTGCGATCCGTGATACGGATACGATAAGTACCATCGAGGTAAATATCCGCCTCACCTGCCGCATCTAAGATAATTGGGTTAGTGTTGGGAGTTAGTCCGTAGGGGTCTTTATACGTCGTTTTGGCTGTTGTTGTATTGGCTTCATACGTATAAACCTTACCGCCTGCAAGCGGTTTACCGCAACGGTCAAAGAATCGAGCTTTTACAAACGGGATTGGGGTGACTGCTTTTACCATAATTTTTTCCTTAGATAATAAAAAACCACCGCTAAGGGTGGTTTGTTGGGTGGTTTGGTATCACTTGGCAGTATTGGCACCGCCAATAACACCGAGTTTGGTCAGTATATCGATGAGTTTCTTTTCTTCTTCGCCGTACAAGATATTGTCTAACATATCATTTGACGCTTTTGCGTCACTGGCTACCGAACCTTTTAACGCACGGTTAACTTTCACGCTGTCCTGCACATCTTTGAGTGGCGATAGCGCAAGGCGAACACCAGGGCGGTTTAAAATATTACCCAAGAAGTTCATCGCAGCGGATGCCGTGTTTGAGTTGTTGATATTACTCTGTATAGGCTGAGTAATCAGATAGTGCATTGCCGAGCCAATATCTTTTAGCTTTGCCACTTCCTCAGGGGAAAACAAGATATTCAGTCGTCTATCACCGATTTGCTTTAACGCTGTAGCCATATTTTTGGGACTTGCTTGTCCATTTAAACTACTAAAAGTTTTATCATAGATATACTTGGCAACTTGCCCGCGAATGTCATTGACCGCTTGAGCGTCAACGCTACGCAGTAATTTCACCGTGTTTTCAAGTTCAGCCACATTGCCACCTAAGATATGCTGATTAAATAACTTGTCAGGCTGCTCACCTTTTACGGTAGCTTTTAGCAGCGGATTGGCTTCAATTTGCTCAACGCGCATTTTGTGAGCCGTGCGAGCAAGGTTATATATTTGAGCCGCGTCATTGTTGCCTTGGGTCAGTAACCCTTGTATGGCTTGCTCTTGGCGCTTGGTCAATGCGTCACGCACCACACCGATAGCATGAGTGGTACTGGTAGGCTGCCCATTTTGCAGACTTGCCTTATGCTCACGGTTTAGGATTTTGATAAATTCTTCAGATTTTCCTAGTGTGAATTTATCGGGGTTTTTGCTGATATCCTTGATTAGCTTATGCACGTTTTGCGGTAGGCTTGACATGGCATAATCTGCATCAAGGCGCGTAATCGCGTCATTGGCAAATCCTGCGCCATCTAGTAACACATCATTGCCCTGCGCTGATTTAGCCGCATCATACATTTGCCCGACTTGCTGCTTCATGGTCGCATTGTGATTGTCTAGTGCGTCAACGGCTTTACTCATCGCACCATACTGGTCAATGGCTTGACCGTCTGTCTTGGTCACAAAATCATCCATCAGGGTGGATAGCTTTTCATTGTCTTGGATAAGTTTGTCGCGCAATGGGTCGCCAGCGCCATGAATTTTTGCAAGTTCAGCCTGTTTATTCCATAGCTTAGGGTCGCCTGTGAGCTGCGCCTTGGTGGGTGTAATACCTAAACGGTCAAACACAACTTTACGCGCCACGGCTTCTTTATTGACCGCCTTGCCAGATTTCAACGCTGCGCCAACATCTTTACGCAAACCGCGCAAAATATCATCAGACAGGTCGCCCATACGGATATTGCGAGAAATTAGCGCAATCTCAATTTGGTCGTCAATCGTTGCGCCCAGTCTAGTAGACGCACGGCTTGACGCATTAGGCGATAGCTTAGTGTTTAATTTAGCAATGCCTTTACCTATTGGATGAGCGATTGCGCCACCGATGGCACCGCCTGCCGCTGCGTACTGAGTATTTTTCAATCGCTCATCTGCGTCTTTGGCAAACATCACCCCGCCTGCTGCCGCACCCGATAACGCATTTTGACCGGTAACGCCTGCGGCTTGCACCACTCTACCCGCTTTCGTTGCAGCATTGACGCCTTGATAGCCCTTGGCAAATGCTGCGGCTGGCAATGTTGCTACAGTTTGCCCAACAAAACGCCCAAAGTTAGTGCCTGCTCCCGACTCTGTTCGAGCTTTTTCATACAAGGCTTTCTCATCGGCTTTTTCTTTGGTAAATTTTTCGTAGTCATTACCGCCAGTAACACCATCTTTTAAGTACAGGGCGCCTTGCTTGATACCGCTAAAAACGTCATCCATGCCTGCACCAACGTCTGCCAAAAATGACGGTTTTTCATATTTTGGCTGTTCAGGCTGTTTGACCGTGACAGTGATATTTAACCCTAATTGCTGGGCAATATCGCCTTCACTATAGCCGTCTTTTTTCGCCATGGTAAAGCGGTTTTTGTACTTTGGGCTATTTTTCAAGTGGGCAAAAATCTCTGCGTCACTATAGCCATCTTTGCGTGCCATGTTGATTTTGGCTTGGGTTTCTTTAGAGATTGCCATGTGGTTTCCTTGGGCTATAAAAAACCCGCACTTGGCGGGTCGTAAAACGTGTGTTTTATAGATTAATAGTCATCAAATCTAGCTTTTGGCGGCTTCATTTCATCGACAGAGCACGAGATATCAAACACTTTGTCATTAATATCTTTTACATCATTGCTCAGCATTTCAATGTTTTCCTTGAGCTCATTAAACTGGCGGTTTTGCTCGTATTCCAAAACCTTGAGCCGCTCAATAATTTCCCATAGACTTGAAATAGCAAGATATGCCGAAATAACCACTACCGCCAAAATTGCGTATAACATAGCTAATCCTTTATAAAGGTTTTGGCTTAATATACCCGACCTAGCAAGAATTAAGCAACAATTATCCGCCACCTTTCACCAAGTCCGCCACGTTAAACTTGCCAATGCCTTGTGGTTGTTGGGCTTGTAAATCTGATACCTTGAACTGACCTAACGGCTGTGGCGTCTGCGGTGTTTGCTTCATTAAGTCTGCTACATTAAATTTGCCCAATGGCTGTGGTTTTTGGGCAGACTGTTTCATTAAATCAGCGACATTGAATCTGCCAATGCCTTGCGGTGCAGCTTGCCCGCCGCTTTGGGGTGTATAGCTTTTATCGCCAAGCATACCAGCGAGAGAAGATAGATAATTTCTTCGGCGCGCATCGTGTTTTTGCCAGTTAAAAGGTACTCGTCCACCACCTTTGCCGCGTATCGTATTTTGTCCATACGCCCAAACAATATAATTCTTGCCCAATTCTTGAGCAAACTGCTCAGGGCTACCGTTTGGATTATTCAAAAAGTTGCGTAATTTACCTTTGTAGCCAGTCAACATTTCACGCACAGAAAACGCTGCTTGTGCGTTTAGGTTGGCTTGGCTTTGTTGACCTAATACACCAGCATTTCGCATATAGTTTAGGACTTGAGCATCACGCCCTTGGTTCCACGACAACATACCGACATTGCGAATGGCACCGCCATTTTTGTCTTTCGCTGGGTCTGTGTGCGTGCCAAAGAGAGTACTCGGATTAAAAGAGTTTTCACGCCCTACCTCAGCCGTGATTGCCATCGCTTGATTATGGGATAACCCTGCATTGCGATAGGCTTTATACACCCCGACATTGACTGGGGTACCATCAAGTAATTTAGCTACCATAATTTAAAATCCATAAGCTGATAACGGTGGTCTTGGTTTACCACTTGGCGTTTTGGGTGCTGCGATACTTTCAGGTGGAGCGGATGCGGCAGGATATCCGCCTGAACCGTTGTTTAGGTATTTTTCATTGAGCGCTTGCAGTTGTCTCAATGCTGCCATGCGTGTAGCAACTGGCAGGCTTGCATTGCTCAAATCACCCGCCATCTGTTTATACATTTGCACGTCTTTATCAGACTGCGGACCTTCCATTCTTGGCATATTTGAAACAAGTTGACCCGCAATCGTACTAAGCTGTGCTGTGCCTTGCGCCCCCTCAGTTGACACACCAAACCAACTTGCGCCAGTGTCCAATAGGCTGCCAATGCCGCTACCTGTAGCCTTGCCGCTCGACAAGATTTGCTCGGCTTGTTGGGTCAGTGTTAGCACATTTTGCGCTCTTTTTGTTTCCTGCTGAGGCGAGTTTTTATTGCCGCTACCATCGCCCAGTGACGTTGCTTGCTGTCCAGTTCTAGGGTCAATAAAAGCGTCTGCCGTGCCGTCAGGGTAAACGGTATAAACCAAACCATTGATTAGCTGCTGCTTGCCTTGTTTTTTGGCGGCTTCAATCTCTTTTTCTGTGCGATACGTGGCTTGATTAGCCGTGTATTTAGTGCCTTCAAGCGAATTATCGCTTGAGTACATTGTGCCTTTCAAGCTGTTATCACTGCTATACATTGTGCCTTTTAAACTGTTATCCGAAGCGTACATACTTGCTTGGGTGCTACGAATATTGTTATTCGCTGACGTAGTATTGTCCCGAACATTGTTATTGGTCGATGTCTCGTTATCCAGTACATTATCAGCCGTGGTAAGATTGTATTTTGGGTCTTGAATCCCCTTATACATGGCAAACGCATATTTCTGTGCTTGTGCAGGGTCAGCGGGTAGATTGTTAATCAATCCTAGCTTTTGATTATAAGTTGCTTCATCAATCAAGCCGCGAGACTTTTGAATCTCAAGTTGGGCGATGCCTGCGTTTTTACCACCGTTTAGCACCGACCCCCATACCATTGAGTCAAGTTTGGCATTTTGGTCAATATCAAGCCCTGTGGTCTCAACACCGACCTTTTTGCCTTCAGCGGTTGACTTGCCTGCGTCTGCATCATTTTTGCGACCCAGTGCATAAGTCTGCGCGGTATCGGCATAGGTTTTATTCAAATCTGCATCAAACTTTAACCCATCTTTAAGTGCCTTTGCTTCAGCCGCTCGATTATCGGCATACTGCTGCATAAGCTGTGGGACAAATAATTTATGTTTTTGGGCAAATGCCTTTTCTTCCTCAGGTGTTGCCATTTGATTCATGTCGTTAATTTGACGAGCAAGCAGTAATTTACCAAACGCGCCGCCCAAGTCGCCCATTGCTTTCATATTGGCTTCTTGCTGTGCTTGTGCAGCCAATGTGCCGTTTGTGATGATACTAGGGTCTAACATAACTCACCTCAAATTACTGGATTCATGAATTTTGCAGCCGTGCCCGCCAAACCAAGCAATGACCCAAAACCATTAGCGACACTATTACCTGCTGCAATCGTGCCTGCCGCCTGTGAATTAGCACCTTGCATGGTGTTGTTTGCAATAGCTTGAGCGGTTTGTGTACCTGCGCTGCCTGTTTGCGCTGCCGCATTTTGCCCGATGCCTACCAAATTAGACAAGCGGTTGTACTGGTTGGTTTGGTCAGCATTAAATCGATTATAAGCATTTTGATACTCTTGGCTCGCTGACTCTTGACCATAGTTTTGCAGGGCTTTAAGCGTTGCCCCCGACAACAAACCACCTTGTGACGCTGCGCTACCTTGAATGGCGTTATTGCCTTGATTGACGCGAAATTGGTAGCTAGGGTCATCATAAATATCTTGACCTGAGTAGGTTTGATTAAAAAAACCATTAGGTTGCATTTTGCCCATTAACTGAGCCAGTGCGTCACTGCCAGCCGTGCGATAGGGGTTTAAATCACTTCGCACCTGGTCAAACATATCTTTTTGAATTTGACTAGCTTTATCTGCCGCCTTTGCTTGGGTTTTTGCCGCATTTTGCGCGGCTTTTGCTTGTTGATTTGCCCCAGTGATTGAGCCAATGGCTTTACCGACAAATGACATGTTATCTCCCCTGATTTTTTAGGTATAAGTTTTTAAACATAATGGTTTCGATGGGCACAAAGCCTTTTTTGTACCACATCAATGCACGGTCATTTGGATCCAAATTAGCAAGCGTCCAAAAACTTGCCTTCTGTGCAATGTACTCTTGGCTAAAGTGCAGTAGCTTGGTCGAGTGTCTGCGGTGTTCAGGCAATACAAAGATAGCGTCCGTGTGCGCTTGGTTATAACCCTTGTGCCGTGGCATGGCTGAAATAACCACCCAATGAAAGCCAATGGGCTGCCCACCATCGCGCATGACAATACAATGCAGTAAATCATTAGCATCTAGCTCATTGTATAGCTCATGGTCAAAATCAAGCGGCAAGCTGGTGATTTTCGCCTCGACCAATGCAAAAACTTGTTCACACAAGGGCATTAATTCATCGATGCAATCCGACCACTTTTCGCGATTAATCGTTATCATACCGACTGTTCCATGACTGACAGCGTGGCGTTAGCACCCTGCCCAACTAGCACGACTTGCATACCCTCCGTGAGCACATGATTAACGACTTCAGGGCAAAGATAGCTTTCATTGGTGGCAATGGTCTTTTTGACCAAACGATTAGCGGCTTGTACTGAGCCGCTGGCAGGGACTAAATACACTTCAACACTGACCGGATTTGCGCCAGTATTGTGCAGCGACAATGCACGAATTTGCGCCACAGATAAGCCGGGTACAACATAAGCGACATTGTTACCCGCTGCTAAGGTTTGCGGTTTAAATGGGTTTAGGTATCGAATCATGGGGTAATAATCTCACTGGTTGGCATAGCGACCATATCAAAAGTGGGTGATGGGTTTACAGATACAGCAACCAGCGGCATAGTTTCAGCTTGCATAACTGGCAACGCCACTGTATCAAACTGGGTATTAGACATATTTAGCAACATTTGCCCTGTTAGCGACTGCGTTGGCAGTTGGCTTGATAGCTGTAGCAAAGTAAGCAAATCCGCTAAATCGCCTGTGTTGAGCATTGACGCTAGTTTCTCAAAGAATCGCACCCAAGTTGGGTTCATCACGCCATTGGTATACATCGGCTCAATAATAGGGACTTGCGATACGCGAGGAATTTGTGGCATTTATCTCACCTTTGCTTTTGCGCCCAATAAAATTAGCCTTGCTGCATCCGTCATGCGTACGCGAAAGACACGGTTAAATGACTGCCCAAGTCTGCGAAAAATCAGCCGTTTTTTATACTCACCGATACCGCCTAAATTCTCTTGTCTATCATTCGACCAAGTGCGCCCTTTGTCATCTGACCAATCAAGCATAATTAACGGCTTGGCATTTTCATCCTGCCCCACTTGGGCAATGATTTCGACTTCATCAAAAACAAGGCGCTGCCCGGGTGGATTTAGGCAAGGCGTCACCCGCTCACGCATGATTAAGCTGCCATTATCAGTTTGGCAGTTAGGGCATAATCGATAAACCAAGCCATTAGCGCGGTCACCGACCAAATGCTCACCATCAAAAAAACAATGGCTGTTAGCGCGATGGTGTTCATGGCTAAAGGTTTCTGTGTTGTAAAAACTACGCTCATGCCACATTTGTGTTGCCGCGTCATACACCCATGTTTTTTGAGCAGTGGGGAAACTAATCACATAAAAACTATGCCCCTCACGCTGGTAGCTAAAGGCATAGGCGTCATCAATCTGCGCGTAACTGGCAAGCTCATTTTCAATAGCATGGTTGCTAATACGGCTGACTTGATAGCCTTGCGTCATGACAATTTGCGCGTTACCGTGTTCGGTTTGTGACAGCCAAATCAAGCTACTACCAAATGCGCTAACGGAGTCTTTAGCCGCACAGCCCACTGGAATATAGGCGCCCGATGTACGCTGATAGGGCAAATCCTGCGAACCTGTGCTATTCCAAATTTCGGTAGTTTTGACACCGATTAACCATAACTGCCCATTGCTTGCAATCACGCGCACTAGATTATCGCTTTGTGCTTCAGCGGTGGCATAATTTAGCGCGGTTGTTGTAGTGCTTAATAAGTTTGACCACTGGATTTTGCCGCTATCGGGGACTGACCAAACAAAACGAGAGTCTAAAAACGTCACCGATGACGCACCAAAAAAGCCGGTGTCATCGGTGAGCAGCAATTTGGTCAAACTGCTATCAGCCATTTTGTAGCGGTAGGCATCATCACCCACAATCATCACTTGCACACTGTCATCGGCAAACGTCACTAAGTCAGTGCCACTAATCTCACCAATCTGCTGTGATACGCCATTTTTGACAACGTACAGTGCTGTGCCAGCCACCACCAAAAAACGGTCAGGCAGCGTATAAAGCCCACGGATTGCACCGGTAAATTCATAGCGTTTTACCAGTCCTTCGGTAGGCAGTAACGCGCTCACTGATTGCGTATTGCCACTTTCGATGACTTGCGGATATAAGTTTAATGTCCGTTGGCAGTCAATCGCCCAATCTTGCAAGTGATAAGACTGCCCTACAATGGGGATATCAATAAGTGCAGCCACGATTACCTACTCCGATATTAATTGAGTTGCTAACATACAATGGGGTGATATTTGAGCGTTTTAGCAAGTTAATGGCATTGCGTTGATTGACCACCAAGGCGCTCGATGGCTCAACCCCAAACATTGGGGCAATCTCTAACGCCAACGTGAGCTTTAACGCACGCTCATACTGCTTTGGCAAGTGCAATTCATCATGTGGGCATAGGTCAAATGGCAAGGTAAATGCTTTGATTTTCAGCTCACTGCCATCTGTGTCGATGATAAATGACCAATTAGGGTTATCGACTTGGTAGGTCACGCCAGCGTATTTGCTGTCATTGATATCACGCACTAAGGTAATTGGCTTATCATCAAGCCAAGCTTTGTCCGAGATACTAGCAATTTCTGCGGTGATATCAGGACGGGCAAGCACTTCACCGCAGCAAGTTAATTCATACTCACAGCAATCACCTTCAATCTTGCCAACAAGATAAGTATTGCGACCTTTCGATAGTGGAATGGTGATTGTTGTGGCTTTGTGGACATACAGCTTGTGCGTTGCCCACTGGCTTAAAATATCTTGTAAGGCTTCAATCGCGTCAGCAACTTCTTCGCCACTGGCGTTTTCGCCTGCTGCCAATACGCCTAATTGCTTTAACGTGGCTGATACGATTTTATTGACGTTCATGGGTTATTCCGATTCAATGACCAATTTTAAAAGCGTGTCTTTGCTGTCACGGCTGCCAAATTCGATGTTACGTTCTGTCAAAATCGCTTTGAGTTCATCGGCTTGCATATCTTTGAGCTGATAGCCGCGCACTTCGGCTTCAAGCTCAGCGATACGTGCCATAGCATTGGCATAAGCTTCGGGCAATTCATCAACAGGCAGGGCTTCAATCATTTCACCTTCCGGCAAGTCACCAAAATCCACCGCGCCATGCTCACGCGCTTGGGCTTCTTCGTCTTCATCTTGGACGATAATCATTTCATGCGTGATGGTATCGCCGATGTATAACGCTTTGGGGTATTCAATTTCTTCCATTGTTTCTACTCCACAATCTGCCAATCCTCTGCTAGTACGTCAGTTTGACTGGCAAGCCAAGGCACAAACTTGTTATCAGCGGTTTTCATACCAATCCAAGGCAGGCAACCATTGGTAGCATCATCCACTATTCCAGCGACAGCATAAGTAGGGCGTGGATGAACAGCGGCGTCATCGTCTGGATGCACCAGCGCTAGCCACATACCCTTGCCATTCCAACCAGCACGCGCCACGCGCAAGCCTTTTTTTAATATCTCTACCGCATCACCAAAGCTAAATGTCGCATCATCTGGAATCATCCAGTCCTGCGCTTCAATTTTGTTATCATCGCTTGGTGGTTGCAATCGGTTGTCATGGTCAGCCAGCGCTTTATGCAGCCAAAACCCATACGGCGTCCACATTTTGTTAAATGCGTTTTCATAGGCAAACTTCTCACCAATTTTTTGGTCAAAGTTATTAGGGTCAACGCACGCGCTTTCACCAGTAAATGAAAATCCACTTTTGGTGGTGATGGTGCAGTGAGTGTTTGTTTCACCAAATCGGTTATACTCGACTTTATCGATTTCACTCTCCAAAAATTCTTTGGTAAGTTTTCGCTCAGGCAAAGCTGCCGCTAAAGCCATTGCAGTAATAACACCTAGTTTGTGTCCGTAGTTTTTCATGATTTTTCATCCAAAAATAAAACAGACGACCAAAGTCGCCTGTCTATGGGTTAATGTGATTACTGCGTTACGCGGCTTGCATGGATACCGCGGACAGTCTGGAAGCCATACAACACATCGATACGGGTACGCTCGATGTCGTTGTTACCATCACCAAACGTCATTACACGCACGTTTACGCCACTTGGCAAACGTGCAGTGTAGCCTTCGCATGATGCCAAGACTGGCAATGGTGCAAATGCTGCGGTAAATGCGTCTTTGTGGAATACCAAGTTTTGTGGACCATTGACCGACACCACAGTGACAGCCGCGCCATTAGCCGGTGATGCGGTAACGGTTTTGTTTGGTGCAAGTGGGTTAATGGCTGGGTAGATGCTTACTGCGGTTGCAGCACCAACATTTTTGGTTTCTTTGACCACAAATTGCTGCAATGTACCCATATCAACGCCAGTGAGCGGATGAACAGCGTTAACGCCTGCAATAGTAAACACTGTGCCTTGTACTAACGCGCCAGCGGTTGAAGCTGCTAGGGTTAAGGTGCTACCGCCTTGACTTGCACCTGACACGGTGATGCCCGCAGCTGTACCATTAGCAAATACAGGGATTGATTGATGTTCAAAGATATCTTGACCAAACGCGGTGGCAACATAGCCGTCAATGTAGGCTTTTTCACTGGTTTTAGTGGGATTCCACATACGAGATACTTCGCCAGACAATGCTACGTTGGCGGTACTGGTGATTAACGCATTGCGGTCGCCCTTTGGTGCTAAGTATTGGTTTAGCTTTGCGCGTGCCAATGCCAATGCGTTAGATGGGTTTGAGCCTGCCAAGTTCATTGCCACTTGGTTTGGTGTACCAATCACGCCGCGCATCATTAAGTCAGCTTCAACGACAGACGCCAAGGTCTGCATTTGTGGGCGTAAGATGCGCTCTTTGAAGTCAGTGATGTTTAACAGTTTCTCTTTGGCACCAAACTGCAATGCAACGTGTTTTTGGGTGTCAAGCGTCAAGTTGACTTTATCTTCTACCACGTCACTGCCTGAGCCGCCACCTGCGAACACTGCACCATCAAACACTTTACCCGCAGTTGGGATTTTGATAGTGACGGTATCGCCTTTTTTGTAGCCTTGTGTGTCGGTGCCAAATTCGTCTTGGCGTCCTTTGTTGATATTTGCTAAAAACGGCGCTTCTTCTTCAAGCATTTTAGCCGCTTCACGCGCAATCATTTGATGGGTTAAGATTTGATTTGCCATAAATTATTTACCTTTTCGTTTTTGGGCTTCTTGTCGATACCACTCGTCATCGCTCATTTTGCTAGGGTCTTTAGCAACAGGCGCATTGGCGGTAACAGGTTTAATAGGTGGTGGAGCTGTTGGCACCTTAGTGGGTGCAGCATTTGATGGTTGTTTGCTTGCAATCATTTGCCCAATTTTGACCGCTGCTTGCACTGGGTTTAGCTGTGATAACTCGATGTATAAATCATCGTTTTGCAGTAGTTCAGCGGCTAGACTTAGCGTGTCTTTGGCAGATAGTCCGAATTGGTCAAGCGTGATGGGTAGCGGCGGCAATGTATTAGCCTTTGCCATTAGTCCATCTACATCAACACCGCCGTCTTTTAACTCGCTGATAGCAGTTTCAAATTCGGCTTGTTGTTCGACCTGTGATTGTTGGGCTTTTTCAGCTTCAAGTTTGGCAAGTACACGCTGTTCAGCTTGGGCAACATAGTATTCCTGCTGCGCCTTTTGATACTCCGAATAATCGTCAAAATCTTCGATGTTCGGTGCGTCAGTTGCTTTAGGCTGTGATTGCTTTTGCTCATACTCGGCTACTTTACGTTGTAGTTCGGCTTTTTCACGAGCGAGCTGCTGAATCCGCTTTTGTGAGCGGCTTTGCTTTTCAGTTTCCTGTTCTTGCTTGGCTTGTTCTGCCTTTTCTTCTTCGGTTTGTTCAACCGCTTCGGGTTCGGCTTGTGGCTGTTCGATACTTTGACTATCTGCGCTAGTATTTTCCGTGTCAGCGGTTGCCACGTTGTCAGTATCAATATTGTCCATCGTTTGCATTGGGTTGCTCCATATCATTGACCGATACGCTATCCCCAAACTGGTCAGATTCAGGGGTGAAGTTTTGAGCCGTTTCTTCAGGCATTAAAAAACCCTGCTCGGATTCGGCAGGGTTCTCAATGTTTTCGCTTGGCATGGGTGGCGGCTCGTCCATCTCGTGCTGCGGAGGTAATTCATGTTCGGGTAATTCTTGGTCGTATTCTTCGGTTTCCATCCACTCAGGTGGCACCATTTGTTCAACCGCTTGCAAGTTGCCCATGTGCTGAGTGAGTAATTGGACGACGCCCTTTAACTCCTCAACATCGGCTTTGCTTTCAGCGTTAATTTCAGCGACTCGGATGTCTTTTTCCGCTTGCAGTTGGATTTTGACCAACTCAAGCTGTCTATCCGCATCTTTGTCATTGACCAATCCTTGCAGTTGCTCGATTTCGGCGGTCATTTTCTGCACAAGTTGATCAAGCTGCATGATTTGCGCTTTGGCTTGCTCTGGGTCAATTTGCTGCTCTTTGCCTGTGAGCTGTGGCGGCATCGTTGACTTGATGCGCTCCGCAATCTCTTTGGCATTAAGCAGCGGTGAATTTTGCAGCAAAATATCACCAATCAGGCTAAATAGCTGCGGATTCATGCTAAGTAACTGCATCATCAGCGCAAAGTTTTGCTCACGCTGTGTATTAAATGACGGTCCCGTGTCCATACGTACGTCATAACGTCCCACGGTAACATCAGCCATCACGCCTTTGGCGGTTTCTTCAAACAGTTTGACTTGTTCGCTTTCACCATCGGCACCCACGATACGACGAATCATCGGCACGGTGTAGAGTGCTTGATACAAGCCAAGCAATATTTTTGCCCCGTGGCGGATTGATTTGTTTAAGTTGTCTTGCAGATGAAATTGGGCTGTTTCCGACTGGCGTTGACGCATACCGATTGCCACGCCTGACGTTTCATTGCCTTGTCCACCCATCACTGGCGCGTGCATATTCAAGATATCAGTAATACCTTGCTTGGCTGATTCAGCGGCATTTAATACGCCCACTGGCGGTTGAGCTGCACCCATGCGAAATGGAGCAGGACGTTGATTGCCAGACTCATCAACAAAGTTATAATAAACAGCCGCATATTTGCTAGGATTCTGCCATTGTTCTTCATGACCTGATACGCCCTCAGCGTCTGCCACCAAAATATCATCTTGGTTTTTCTGCAGAATGTGCGCTTCAGTTGATTTCCAGTAGTTGAATAGTCGCTGTGGGTCTTTGGCAAAATGCACAAGCGAGAAAATATAGCGCTTTTCTTGCACCCAGGTGACTTCGCCGTAAACAGGAACGATGGGGATATATCGACCAGGGAAAGTATTTTCTTCAAGCACTTTTGCGCCTGATACTTTGTACCACTTCACTTCTTTGCGTGTCGTTGGTCGTGTCGCTTGTAAAATACCCGCCGCTTTCAATGCGGTTTCATCGCTACCCAGTTGCTCAGCCAACACCGACTTATAGTTTGACGTGCCATCGCTCAGTAGCCATAGTGTGTCTTTGACTTCTTCGAGTTTAAAATACTCGACAATGCGTAATGTTTTATCACTGTCATCGTACCAATCTGAATAGTTGCTATCCTCAAAGTCAACAGCTGCATCTTGACCGTATTGCTCGGTGATGTCGTCTTTACTGACCCAATCACCCACGATTGCCCACGTCATATCACTACCATCAAGCGCACGGCTCAATGGGTCGATATAAACGGCATGAGGGTTTTGCACCGGCATAAATTTTGGTTCTTGGTTAAACGACAGCTCACTGACGTAATCCGTAACCAAACGATAAAAACCAAGCCCACCATACACGGCATTTTCTGCGGCTGTGTCATATGCGGATTCTGCATCGGTCGCCTCCTCGGTGTCTTTGATTAAACCTTCAATTAAGTTTGCTTTGTCTGCATCTGCCCCATTATCGACAGGCACAACTTTAGCCTGTGGTCGGTTTTGACGTTGGGTGTTGATTTGCTGACGGCAGTAAGCACGGCACATATTAAACTCAAGGCTAGGCTTGCCATCATCTTTGCGCTTTTGGACTTCATGCAAGCCCCACTGTGCGCCTTCGACTGTGACAAACTCTTTATCTTCAACGCCGCGTTGGTAGTTTTCTTGCCAATAGTCTTCGGCTTGTTTCAAGCGCGTTTTGATTTCGTCTAATATTTTATCGCTCATTAACTCATCCAACTCTTTTTAAGTGGTTTGGGCATAGGTTTTGGCTTTGTCGCCACTTGCATTTTGTTGATATTGATAGCGCCTTCGCCAAATGCGTCTGAGCCATGTGATGCCCAATCGTGGACTGGTGTGGCTTTAAACTGCTCAAGCTTGTCATTAAACTCACGCCGATAGTTTTGGAGCGCTCTGATACCAGCGGCGCATTTTTCGCTATCAAACCAACAGTTTTTAAGCATTTGGCGTGTGGCTTCAATCCGATCCTCAACGCCTAATCGTGCGCCTTTGGTCATTCGATAGCCCAAATTTGCCATTGTCTGCTCACGACTCACGCCGCTAGATAAATCACGCGCTGCAATATCATGCGGGGCAAAGTGTTTTTCATAGCGATAGCCAAGCGCTTCACGCTTTTCATCAAGTATGCGTGCATAGTGTGCCAATGGCTCATTGTTTGCTTCGTAGTAGTCAATTACTCGCACTTCTTTGCCGTAGATTTGGAAAAACCAAATGGCGGTTGGGTCGAGGATTCCCAAGTCCCATGACGTATAGACTGGTAAGTTTGGGTCATGAGGTACGTTGCATATCCGGTTGGACTTTCGTATTGCTTCAAATTCAGCTTTATAAATGGCGCCATCTGCAATCTCTTTTGGTCGCCCCAAGTAGATATGCTCATAATTATCAAAGTCCTCATCACGCATCTGTTCCGCCAATCTAATCAACTCAGGGGGACAATGTGGGTTATCTGTATAGTTCACTTGCACCACTGCCGTATCGTCACGCTCCACGGCAATGTACTGCGCGTAAACCGCATCTTGCGGCAAGCGTGGGTTAAGCGACATAATGACCATTGGATTTGGTGTACGAATAACGGTTGGTATTAAAATGCCCAAGCTAAAAGCACTGACCGTTTGCGCTTCTTCAATCCATGTGATGGTTGCACCTTCAAACGATTTAATACTATCAACCGTGTGACCAAGCAGACCGGCAAAGCTAAACTCTGTGCCATTGCGCCCACGGATTTCCGTCTCGAGAATCTCGTAAAAACCACCCAAACCCATCGCGGCAATGCGGTCTGATAAAAGTTTATGCACCGATTGTTTGATTGATTTTTGCACTTCACGACAACACAAGATACGATGCTTGGCAGTCGTGCCTATGATTAGTAGAAAGTCTGCAATTTCCCAAGACTTACCGCCACCTCGCCCACCATGAAAAACATAAAACAGTTTGCGCAATTGATCGTGCAGATACAGGGGCTTAAACTTGTCCGATACCTGTATTGCTTGCATTGATAAACTCGATTTTTAAATTGGGTGACATACTGCCATCAGATGATGTTATATCTAACTTATCAACGCTCTTAATGTTATACGCTTCACGCTCTTTATCGATTAACTTAGCCGTGATATCAGTTAAATCTTTCAATGCTTTGATGCCTGTTAGCAAATTCTCATCATCAATCGGCATAACATCCAATTCGCTTGCCAATCTTTCTTTGATATCTTTTAGCTTACGAATATCAGCGCGGTGTGATAGCTGAACATCTGCGACAAGGTTTGCAGATTCTTCGATAATTACGCACTCAGATAATTTTGATTCAGTGCGTAATTTGGTGCGTAATTCTTTATCTCTTACGATTGATTCAGCTTTGGCTTTTACCTTATCGGCAATATCTCGAACCCAATCTTGCTTTTTAGCACGGTTTCTAATTGCGCCATCAGTTACACCGTGATTGCTAGCTATTTCTCGAATAGATAACACACCAGCACGATATTCTAATTCGATTTTTTCCCAATCAGCTTTTGGTTTGGTTGGCGTAAGTTTCGCCATGCTTACGCTCCTTAAATAAAAAAGACTCACAGCCCATCGCTTAGACTGCAAGCCAAGTAGTTCGAAGTAAATCGAAGTAGTTGGAAGTAAATTCTACACATCACCATTCAAAACTGGTGGATTCGGATTAAACCCTGTCCGCTTCATGTAACGCTTAACCGCACTTGGCAAACCTTTCTTGTTTGCTTGTTGACGCTTATCAATCAATCGCTTGGCGTGTTCGTCATTGCGTACCATGTTTAATCCTTAAATTTCAGACAACAAAAAAGGCGAAAATCTTTCGACTTCGCCTTATAAATACTTTTCTTTTATTATGCCTAAGTTAGCATACCTGATATGGTTAGTCAATAGTATTGAGTCTAAGTTTTTCCAACAAAAATAGAATAGGCTCTATTGTGGTAAAACATTCAGTTCTGCCACCAAAATATATTTTAGGAAAATATGAATAATCATTAAGCAACTTATGAAGAATCTTTTCAAGCTCGATAATAGCATCACTATCATTTTTTACTTCAAATAATACGAAATATTCATATGGTAGTTTTTCTTTTGAGTGAAATCTTTTCTTAACACTATTTTTTGATGTTATCCCAATTTTATAAAATTTTTCATTATTCCCTACGCAAAGAATTACATACAACATTCCTGTGCCATAATCACATTGCTTACTAAAATATTCTCTTTTGGATGTTGTTACTGGTGAATCATTACATTTGCTACAGCCAAAGCCTTTCAAATGTTTATGCGGTGTTTGTTTAAATACCCCATGCTTTGGGCAAACAATTTCAACCATGTCAAGCTCGCTATAGAATTTTACTCGTCTATAGCCATACTTATTGCCGTAAACTTTAATTGCATTTTGTTTAAACAATTTGGCATTTTTTCTTTGTAGCTCAATATCATGTTTGATGTTTAGCAACGTTTGGAAAAAACTATTTGAATGTTCTTGATTTGACACACGCGTGTCTATAGAATTGTGCACAGACATTTCTAGCTCCGATACAGTTAGATTGTTTAGAAAGCCATTGTTGTTGGTAGCAACTTTGGCTTTCGCTTTTTGAAATACTGCAAAGCCTTATTATATCACGGTTTCAAGATATTTTTGAAGTGTATTTTCGGCTAATTCAACTAAGGTTTTAGCATATTTTGGGCACATCTTCTTCCCGTTCTTACGATACTGCGGCAGCTCTTTAGTAAGCTTCTCAGCGATACGATTGTACGAGTAATTGTACCGATATTTAAGCTTTAACATGCGAAAGTCAAACTCACTATGCTGTTTAAGCCACTGCATTGCGCTATCAATCGCCAGCATATCGCTATCGACTTCATAACTACTGCCGCTTCCGGGGCACCCATGGTGCGGCAGTAAGCTATGCCAAAGTGATTTAAAACCAATGCCAGCGATATCGCTACTAACATTCGACCACTGTCCCCAACGGGTGAGTAAAATTTTAATATCTGACTGCGTTATCACTGAGTATTGCCCCGCTGTTTGCTATTCCGATTGGTTTTGTGTTTGTGCTTACGTTTAATCTTTAGTTGTCGCTTGGCATAGTCATCGTTGTGTATCTCAATGACGTCTGCCAATGACATATTGCGCTGGTCAAACTTAAGGTAGTTGGTCATTGTGCTTACCTGCCAAATCAAACCACATCAGAAAAAGCAGGCAGCAAATGGCGTGTGCTAAGTGGTGCCTGCCGCTTTCGGGGTCAGTTTGATTATCATTGTCCCACCAAGTCATGATATGGCGTTGGGCTGCATCAAAGTAGCGGGTGCGCGCATCGTCAACGTGCTTCCAATTATCTGGTGAGTATTTCTCCGCGCCAAACTCTAAGACTTTGACCACTTCGGCTAACGTGCCTTTAGGTATCAGGCTCATGCGGAGTTTTTTGGCATCATGTTTAACACCCTGCGCAATGGGCTTACTCAGTAATATTTTTTTGCGATCTTCAATTAATCTTTTATTGCGTTGTGTCAATTCATCAAACGCTTTATCTTCTAGCGTCGCCGCAATATCCTGTTCTGTTTTCATACACATACTCGCTCCTTAGATAAATAAAAACACAAGGTTCAACACGATTAAAATCACAACTGCTATCCGGTAGCCAAATTTATTCATCATGCCCGCACCAATTTATTCGATTTCACACAAGGTAACTTCAATCAAGCCGCCGTTAATCACTTCGCCGCGCTTGCAGACAATTTCATCCAATTGCTGGTCATTATTAAAAAACCTGGCATATTCAAGCGCATCCAAAATTAACTTTTGGCAGTTGTCTAAATCACGCTTGGCATCAATTGCTTTACTGCCAAAATGAATGATCAGCTCTAATGCTAAACGCTTCGTCGATGGCTCAGATGGCGCGTAACGACCAATTGCTTGGTAAGCATCCATCTTGTACTCACGCGCCTCGTCAGACAGTCTGGCGATGCCACGTTTATCATGTTTTAAATAACCATTAACCGATGGCGGTACTGGCATTGTGAACTGGGCTAAAAGATTGAGTTTTTTCATTTGGTGGCCGCCAGGGTGTAGCCGCCTTCATTTGTTTCGATTTCGCCTGACTGGTACATTTCTTTGATAGTCGCTATAACTTCCGCTTCGCTGTACTGGCTTATGTTAGGGACAGCCAATAACTCTCGAAGGTTCAAGGCGGTCTTTCTATTTCCAATTATTAGCTGTGTTTTATTTAGCAATAAGGCAGCTCTAATTGATTGTCGTACGAAATAATTTTTATCTGTTTTAATCTCTATTTCTTTTTCTTCAATATCTTTAACCTGTTGAGTAAGCAATGTTATCTGCTCCAACAACTTTGTTTTCTTTGCGACCAATTCTTTTAACATCTCATCTTTTTTCATTTCTAAAACTCCTGATTTTTAAATAACTCGCTGATATCAAGGCTTTCAGAATTGTTGTCCATTTATTTTTATTGTTGGAATAGGTTTGTCCCCACTTATAACCCTTACTACTACTAGGTTTTATTAATTGTTGGGTACAAAATATAGGGGATACACATATATATTTTTTTGATAAGGGTATATACCCATGTCCCAACTTACCCAACAATGCTGGAAGCCTTTATACATCTATGTTATGCGTGGGGACAAACGTTATCCAACAATAGGACAACAATGCCAACAATTAATTATTAACTTCCGACACAATCATTTTTTGAGCGTCAAAAAACTCTGGCAGGATAAAACAAGAACGTTTACGTCCCCGACCAGTGACAGTGTCAATTGCAACTTGGATGATTTTTTCTTCAGCAAGCAAGGCTTTAAAAGCTTGCTCACGTTGAGTTGGATTACTAGCCGCAAATAAACGGCTATTTTTAGATAGGTCACGCTCAGTCATACCACGATTACCGGCGCGTGTGACTAAATCGCAAATTGCCAAACTTAACCGATGGAAGTCACTGTCAGCAACTTTATTGGTTACTTGGTCCATAAATAGCTGACCATAAAATTCAACGTATTTAATACACCATTGAGCAATTTTCATGGTGATTACTGGCTCTACCGCGTTATGGCAAACTGCCAATGTGGTAGCCATACGCATAGCATTTTCACGCCAACGACGGGTTAAATCAGGTAAGCTAAATTCGCCTCTTACTTCACGCTCTTTTAAATCAGCTCTTTGCTTGTCAAAAAGCTCAAGCACGCCTTCTGCCATATCGACAATTTGCATGGTTGGCATTGTCTTATAGTCAGTCTCAATGCTTGATAAATCAGTACGATTTTTAGGATTAAAGCAGCGAATGGTAGTGGCCCAGTCTTTTAAATCTTCTGACAAGGGTAATCTACGACTTTGCTGCATTGGCATTTGTGGCTCAGTGATATCAACTACAACCAAACGGTTTAAATAACCATCTTCAATTTCTTTGGTTGATAGGTTTTCATACATTTGACCAGGTGTTGCCATGCCAATTTGAGTGATAGCTGGGCATTTAATAATGGTTTTAGCAGCTTCGAGTTCTGCTAAAGTGGCTTTAGGATTTGAATAGTTTTTGCTGACCATCATGCTTGTTGTCGATGAATAAGCTTCAACTAAAGTGGTTAAACCCTCAGCAATTTGACCATTTTGCTGTTTGCGGGCAGTTTGCAAGTGCTTGCCCATCTCATCTGTGATCTGAATGTGACATGGTGCCAAACGCAATGCGGTAAATACCGCCCCGCTTGAGGTATTACCACTACCAGATAGTAAGTTTTCCAAACCACTCTCTAGTAAAAATTGCTGAATACCTATTTTGATATAGTTTTTACCGATACCTGTTTCACCAAGTACCAGAAAAAACATACTTGAGGTATTGGCTTCTATTGACTGATATCTACGACCACATAGGACGCTGGCCAATGCTAAGACGCCTTGCATGGTGATTTGGCGCTGAGGCTCACGGCTAAAACCCTCCATCCATTTCATGACCACGTTCAGCACGCCAATTGGGAAAGATAGTAACTCATCAGGCACAACGACTGACCCATGTTTTTTAGCAAGTCTTTCTTCTAAAGTTGACTCATCTTGTGTGACCTCTACAACGGGCACACCTTCCAATTTAGCATTCGAATTAACCCACCCATTGTCTTGGGCCATTTTAAAGATGGTTGGTAAGTCGATACTGCCAAGGCCCTTACCTTTAAACGAGCGCCATACCCGGTATTGGTCGTTTTGGTCAAACTTAGAACTTGCCTGCGACCAATCACACCACATTTGATAGGCGCGTTTATCGCCGCTCGCTTGTAGGGCCATACCCACATTTAACCAAGTATCACGATCATCACTACCAATAAATTGCAGCGCTTCGAGTACGTCGTAGTATTGGTTATCACTCATGCCATTGTGTAGCGTGCCGGTTTCATTACTTGCATGAGCTGCATTGATATTAAATGAGCGTATCCAGTCAGGTAATGGACTTGGCACCGCGCCAGCCAATGGGTCGCTACTCATCTCCCACACATAGGATTGACCACTGATATGGCTTGATGGCTCAGCGATAATATAGCCGTTTGATTTAAAATCGACGCCCTTACCTAAAGTGCCTGGTAATTTGACATCACCCGATGGCAGTAAAAAAACACGATGTTCACCACCGCCACCGGTGAGCTGCAATACATCACTGTCAATTTTGCCATGTTCAGACTCAAGCACTTCAATGGTGTAATCACCACCATTTCGAGGGTCAATATCAACGGCGCATAAACCACTGCCCGCCAAAAAGATAGCAATGTTAGCTTGTGGGTACTTACCCCACCATTGGGTGATCATATCTTTATCAGTAGTGGCTGAGTTTTGACCTTTTGGCGCCAATTCACTAATCGGATGCTTACCCACGTTTTTACACGCAGTGTTGCCACAGCCACACGTTTTATCGTCATTCACCCACCAGCAAGGGAATACTTGCCAGTCAAGCGCGGCGTATGCCAGTGCGTAATTTAACGGTGTCTTATCCATGATCAAAACTCCAAATCGTCACGTCTGGCAAGTTCATCATGGAATAAGTCGTCAACCGTTTCAGCGCGTGACATCCAACCTTTAGTCAAGGTGAATAATGCTTCCACGCGCTCACGCTCAAAACTTTGATACGACTTCGGCACAATTTTCAATCCAAGGGTGTCCAGTAATAGACAAAATGTTTCTAATGAATTAAGCCCATTTTTACGCACTTCATTTTTCATGCGGCTAAACGTGGCGGCATCCATCTCTAATTTTTTGGCAAGGTCGGCTTCACAAGCAAGTTCAATCGCTTGTAATAGTCGGCTGTGTTGTTTGCGTGCCATTGCATTGGTCGGCTGTGATAATAAGCTCATGCAGTGAGCTCCTGTTGTTGGTTAAGTTGTTCGTGGGCGGTAACCAAAGCTACGCCGTAATCATAAGAAATACGTTTCTTTGGTTTGCCACAGTTAATATCAGAGATAACACTTTGTGAGATGCCAGTTTTTTCTGACAACTCAACTTGGGTGTACTCTTTTAACAAATCGCGGACAATTTGTGTCCAATTAGGATTTTTAGGCATAAATATCTCCTGACGATATTTTAAGATTCATAATATCGTAATTACGTTATTTAATCAACGTCAAAACGTTATTAATTTATATCATAATCACGATAATAAAATAGTAAGGTAGCTAAAATGTTGGAAACAATTGGTAGTCGAGTAAAAAAGGCTCGTAAATATGCAGGTCTAACCCAAGTTGAATTAGCTAAAAAGTCCGGCAGTAAGCAAGGCGCTATTTCTGACCTTGAAAGTGGGAGAAATGAAAGCTCAACTAAATTAGTCGAGATGGCAGAAGCTATGGGAGTCAGCGCTAAATGGTTGGCAACTGGTGAGGGCAACATGCTTGATCAGGACATTAAAGTTCCTAGCATCTCGAATGTTGATTTTATCCCGCAAAAAATCCGTAAAGCCCCAGTCTTAAACTGGGTGCAAGCGGGACACCCTGCGGACGTATTTGATAATGGCTATGACGAATATGAATACTTTTATGATGAAGGATATGGCTTGCAAGTCTATTGGCTATATGTTCGTGGCGATAGTATGAACCCTGAATTTTTTGAGGGTGACAAAATTTTAGTAGATGCAGAGCGCCAAGCGCGTGCCGGTGATTATGTCATAGCGATGGTTGACCATGAAGCCCAGGCGACATTTAAACGCTATAAACCTTGTGGTTATGATCCAAACCTAGGTCGTGAATACTGCCAATTAGTGCCACTAAATGATTTTTACCCCACCATTGACAGCAGAGCTGTTCGCATTGATATTGTTGGCGTAGTAGTTAAACATGAAAGGAAGCTTGTATGAAACAACTGATATTATGTTTATTGTTAACTCCTGTTTTAAGTCATTCGCACGAAGGTATAGGCGCAATCAAATCCTTTGAGTCTTTTAAGCAAGGCTATGAGGAAGGGATGAAAGCTGCTGACCATAACGCGAAGCCAACTTACGGTAAGTCTGGACTACCATCCAATTGCCGTGCTTATATTCAATATGCGATTAATGGCTATCGCCAAGGACAATATAGCGCCGATGATACAATGGCGGCTATAGAAAGAAATTGCGGCATTAACGGTTGGCTATGGGGTAATTTTGAATGATTACATTAAAAGGTATCGACCCCGACCACCTATTTATCGTTTGGTGGATATATCATAGTGAAGTAGTCACACCATCGAATCTTATAAAAGGTTGGTGTGTTTATCAACAACCACCTTTAGATTACTGAAAATATTCATTATGTCAAACCCGCTACCCAGCGGGTTTTTTATCGCCTAAATTTTACCATTTACAATGCGTTTACAAAAAATATCGTGAAAATGATAATAAAATATCGTTTTTACGGTTGCCTATATATCGTTTTTACGATATTATGAACCCATCAAAACAAACAACGCCGTGACGAGCTGCGTTGGATTAAATAAAAGCATAAACAACGTGAGCTAGTTACTCACAAAGAAGTTTATCAATTTATAGCGATTGCAGATCAGTCGCTATATGTGGATTAACTTTTCTCAAGGCGAAAAAAATCCCTGACAGCCGACCAAAGCAAACAGGGATTTTTCAATAAACAACGGAGTCATTATGGCACAAGTAACACACTTTAATCAAGTTATTCGTATCGATAGTGAAGCAGATAATTCTGTCAGTATCGAAGGCAATCATGCAAACGGTCAAATCTACATCACCTGGGGCGAAGGCGACCACTGGGCAGGCTTTAACTTCCAGGCGGATGTTCAGCTACATAGTGAACCCGGTGAATACTGGGGTGGTTATCTAGCGCACGCACCCACAAGCGAAATCGAAGATGTATCAAACATCATTATCGAGTTTGATGATAGCAATACCACTTTATACACCTACCCAGTCGATGAGATCAAAGAACTGGTTTATCAAATGATCATGGCCGAAGAAGTGGAAGCGCCAAACTGGTTCAAACACTATGCAAGTCCAGTGTGAGGTGGCTATGAAACTATTTGAAGTAACCTGGGTGGCGCAAGGCTGCCCAACTTGGCAAACCGAATATGTCCAAGCATCATCCAAGATGGAAGTTAAGTCAACTATCCGATGGCGTGAACTCGATAAAGGCGTCACGGTTAAAGAGTTTAAAGAAATCAAAGAGGTGCAAGAAGTCGCATGAAAATCAATAACAGAAAACTCTACCTTGATTTCGCTATCAAGGTATTAATCGTTGCAAACCTTGGCTTATTTGCACTCTTTAGTTGCGCCAAGATTGGCGAGCGCCTAGACGCTCAGTCTGCAGCCGAAGAAAGATATATCCAAGACTACCAAGCTGAACTCAAACGCGAACAAAACAAGGATACCACCCATGAACGCACAAATTAAAACATCTGTCACAAACACCCTGGCAGAACTTGCCGAGTCAATCATCCATCTTAAAAACATTGAAGCCAGCGCCCGTGAAGAACGCATCCGCATCGAGCAGATGATTATCGACAAAGTTGGTGCCAAAGAAGAAGGCACCACTACCGCTGAAGATGGTCACTTCAAAGTAAAAACCGTGGGAAAACTCACCCGCTCAGTGGATACCCAAGCCATCCAAGCCGACTGGGATAACCTACCTGAAGAAGTCCAAAAATGCTTTAAATGGAAGGCTGATATTGATACCAAAAACTTACGCTCACTAGAAAGTATGCGTGCTGACTTGGTGCCACTCGTAACCGCCTACATGACCACCAAGCCCGCTAAGCCAAGCGTAACTATCGAGGAGTTATCAAACTAATGGCCATTAAACTTACCACCACCAAAGCCATCGCACGCACCAACGGCGTCAAAATATGTGTCTATGGTCAAGCCGGGGCGGGTAAAACCGTCCTATGTGCGACCACCGGGGCACCTGACAAGACTGTCATTCTATCCGCTGAAGCCGGGCTTTTATCCATCGCCGATGCTGACATCCCAGTAATTGAAATTAAGTCAGTGCAAGACTTGATGGATGCCTACCAATGGCTGACTGAAGACCCACAGGGGCAGGCCTTTGAATGGGTATGTCTCGACAGTATCAGCGAAATTGCTGAAGTCGTGTTAAACAAAGCTAAAAAGGACTGTAAAGACCCGCGCCAAGCGTATGGCGAAATGCAAGAAAAAGTGGAAGACGCTATCCGCGCATTTCGTGACCTTGACCGCAATGTGTACTTCTCAGCAAAAATGGAATCTTACCAAAACGACAATGGCGTTGTGATGTACCAGCCAATGTTACCCGGTAAAAAACTCCCTCAAGGCCTAGCCTACTTTTTCGATGAAGTATTTTTCTTAACTGTTGAAAAAGATGCCCAAGGTCAACCCCAGCGTTACCTGGTGACACAACCTGACTTTAAATACCACGCAAAAGACCGTAGTGGAAAATTAGAGCAAAAAGAACTGCCATATTTGGATGCAATCGCAGCCAAGATTCTTGCATAAGAAGTGGCGTAAACCTCAACTCAACAAACGAAACGTAACGAACTTAAATTAACAAGGAAACTTTCCCATGGCATTACTTAACATCCAATTCGACCAAACTGAAATCGCTCAAGCACAAAAAGGTGGTGATTTTGCACCCATCCCAGCGGGCACTTATATCGCTCAAATTAACCGTAGCGAAATCAAGTCCACCAAAGCGGGCACCGGCAGCTACTTATCGCTAGGTTTTCAAATCGTCGATGGTGAGTATGAAGGCCGTATGATTTTTCAAAATATCACGCTTGCCAACCCCAACCAAGTGGCCGCACAGATTGGACGCGAACAACTAGCCCAATTAGCCGGTGCATGTGGTATCTACCAACTAGGCGATAGCCAAGAGTTGCACGGCATTGCTATGCAAATTCGTGTTGGTATCGAAGTAGATAAAACCGGTCAGTACGAACCAAGCAACAACATTAAAAAGTTTATGGCGTTGCAAGGTCAAGCGCCTACTACCCAAGCGCCAGTCCAGCAACAACCACAAGGCTTTGCGCCACAAACGCCTGTTACTCAAGCAGCGAAACCACACCCATGGGTGCGTGGTGCGAGTGCGTAATGAATCGTTGGTACAACTATTCTGATGATGAGCTGATTGATGTCGCTATGGACGATAGCGACACATTGGCTTATGAGTTGGCTAGACGATTAGAAAATTGCAATAAAGATGTTGCTCAATTGATGGGTTCTGGTGATGAAAATGATGACAGAGTAGATGAGCTGGAATCTCAAGTTTTCGCACTTGAATCGCAAATTTTAAGGCTCGAAGAAAAACTATCTAGCCGTGAAAGCCTTGTTAGTTTAGCCGCTGAACTTACTAGAAAAGCCAACGAACTACTTGCCTAAATAATCGACCATCCAAGTGATGGTCATTATCCCTTTGTGGAGTAATTGGACTCATCGCCGATTATTCCCCAAAGTGATAACAACAAGGAACACTATGGCAGACCTCACTCGATTCACCAAAAACACCGACCGCACTGTTGAAGCCATTTATGAGGCTATCAAAGCAAACAATACCGAAACCCCAAGACGCTATCTAGGCGCATCCATTATTGGTAAGCCATGCGCCCGCCAACTTTGGCAAGACTTTCGATGGGTAAAGTTTGAAAACTTTGATGGCCGTATGCTTCGATTGTTTGAAACTGGTCATTTAGAAGAACTCAGACTCACCAAAAACTTACGCATGGCGGGTTTAACCGTACATGATGTGGATGCCGAAACCGGCCAACAATTTGCCATTGTCATGCACGGCGGGCATTTTCGCGGTCATGCTGACGGTGTTTGCCTTGGCATCAAAGACGCGCCTAAGACTTGGCATTTGCTTGAGTATAAAACGCATAGCCAAAAGTCATTTGACAAGCTCACCAGTGAAGGTGTCGAAAAAACCAAGCCTGAGCATTACGCCCAAATGCAAATCTATATGCACGGTTTAAAGCTTACCAGGGCGTACTACCTTGCCCGCAACAAGAACACCGATGAGCTGTATGGTGAGCGTGTTAAATATGATAAAGAACGCGCTGAGCATTATATCAAGCGTGCTGAAAATATCATCTTTAACCCTGAGCCGCCAAGCAAAATCAGCGAGCGACCAGACTGGTACCAATGCAAATTTTGCAATTATCACCCGCAATGCCATCCAACGCGCACCGACCTACCTGAAACGCTGCCAAATGTGAATTGTCGTACCTGTATCCATAGCACACCAACCCAAACCGGCGAATGGCTGTGTGAGAACTATGACAGCCTTATTCCAGACGATTGGATGCCTACTGGCTGCGCTGAGCATCGGTACATACCCATGCTATTCCCAAGCCTTGAGCAAACCAAAGCCGAGGAAACTGAGCTTGCTACCAATGTGTTCTATCGTGGTCGCAGTGGTGAAACATGGGTTAACAATGGTAATGGATATTTTGTGACTGAAAAAGAATATAGAGGAGAAGAAATTGTATAGTTTGAGACCCTACCAACAACGAGCACTCGACGAGCTCATGTACTGGCTTAACCGCCACAACGATGGCAACCCCATCGTTGATGCTTGTGTCGGCGCTGGTAAATCTATCATTATCGCCGAGCTGTGCAAACGCATCATCGAACTTGACCCCCAAGCGCGCATTGTTATGTGTGTGGCATCTAAAGAATTGTGCCAACAGAACTTAGAAAAGCTACGCGCTATTTGGGAAGACGCGCCCGCCGGTGTCTGTTCTGCAAGCCTTGGTCAAAAAGATATGAACAGCCAAATTATCTTTGCGACGATTGGCAGTATCGCAAAATATGCGCACGAACTTGGCAAGGTCAATATCTTGATCATTGATGAGTGCCATAACGTCAATTCAGACAATGCTGGTATGTATCGTACCTTTATCGACGATATCAAAAAATATGGCAGTCCGTATGTTTGTGTGATTGGCTTTACCGGCACGCCGTTTCGTGGTGATGGCATTTGGCTGTGGCAAGGCAAGGACCCGTTATTTGCAGGCACTGCCACCCGCGTCACCATGGATGAATTACTGAAACTTGGCTTTTTGTCCCCGCTTGTAGTGGACCAAGGTACCCCCGAGACCATTGATACTACTGGCGTTAAAACGAGCATGGGCGACTATGTAGTTAAGGACTTAGAAAACGCCGCACTTGACCCAGTAATCATTAAAAAAACCGTTAGCGACTTATGCGAGCGTGGCGCTGAGCGTAAAAAGTGGCTTATCTTTTGTGTGACTATCGACCATGCCAAAGCTGTTTTGGACGAATTAAAAGTCACCGAAAATGAGCATTTTACGCTGAACTTAAACCCTGAAATGGTCACAAGCAAGACGTCAAACATCATGCGAAGTGACATTTTAGCGCGTTTTAAACTGCCACATAATCAGCCAAGTGCCATCAATTGCCTTGTCAATGTGGCATGTTTAACCACCGGTTTTGATGCGCCATCCACTGATCTGATTGCCCTACTACGTCCGACCAAATCGCCGGTCCTATACGTCCAGATTGCTGGCCGTGGTATGCGTATCGCTGAGGAAAAAAAAGACTGCCTGTGGCTGGATTATACATCGACCACCCGCGACTTAGGACCTGTCAATCTAATCAAAGGGCGCAACAAAATTAACGTGGTTACCGATGGTACCGCGCCGTTTAAATACTGCCCTGATTGTGGAAACATGAACCCAATTCACGCAACTGAATGTGTGGAATGTGGCGCATTAATCCCAGTCAATCAAAACTCACCACACAATAGCACGGCTAGTAATGCCCTGCCATTGCATGGTTTTCAGCCACAGCCACAGCTTTGGTTTGATATCGAGCAAGTGGGTTACTACAAGCATCAAGGCAAAAATGGCAAACCGCCAACCCTGCGGATTGATTACCACGTTGCTGACGAAGTTTACCCAATCAGCGAATGGAAGTGTTTTGAACATGATGGCTTTGCCCTGCGTATGGCATCCCAATGGTGGTCCGACCACATGGTTGGGTTTGATATACCGTTTAGTGTTGATGAGGCGCTCCAGCTAATCCATGAAAATCAACTTACCATCTATCCCACCCGTATCCAATGCCAAAAAGATGCCCAAGGCAAGTTTTGGCAAATTAAAAAATATGAATACGAACGTAAAGATAGACCTACTGTGATTAGTTTTGGCAGCAACCCTGATTTCTTAAGCAATCCAGTCAGTGGCGATATCACATTCAATAATCGAATGAAAAACGACATGCCAACAGCTAGTGAAATCGATATCGATGTACCGTTTTAAGGAGAAAATTGCATGAACGAAGCTGTACTTAAATCAAGAAAGCGTCTGAAAGAACGCCTTACTAAATGTCTGAATAACAATCCTCAAGGCGTGACTATGAGTCAAATATCAAAAACCACCGACATCTCAACTGCCATGTTGTGCGAGTTACTGCCAGAAATAGGCGCGGAAGTGAAAGGCGATATATGGACGCTACCAGTCAAGCAACAGTCAAGCAATGACACACCCACCGCGTCTAGCGTTGAACCAATTCCAACCATCAATAAACAACAACCAATCAAGGAAAAACCCATGCAACAAGCTCAAAAACTCCAAAAAACTGGACTTTTCACCAATATTAATGCTGCGCTTGAAGAACAAATCAAGCGCTTAACTCAGCCAGATTTAGATGCTGAGACGATGAACTTGGAGACCATGCGCACCCGAGGATTAACCAGTATTTCTGAGCAATTTATTAAACAAGGTCAAGTAGTGATTGAAGCCACTAAACTTGATATCGAGTTTGGCGGTAATCGTGTTGATAGTGGTTTGCTTACTATTGGTGGCTAATATGTCAAAAAATAATATCGTATGGCTGCCCCACCACCTTGAATGGATTGAAGCCAATCAATTTGGCAGGCCGCGTAAAGAATTGCTTGAGCTATTAAAAGCCACGTTTAACGACCTTGATCCGCGCCTAAAGCAATATCATGTTGATGGGTTGTGTCGTAAACATCGTTGGCTTAATGGCGCCACCGGAAGAATTGAAAAAGGAATGACGCCGTGGAATAAAGGTACTAAAGGTATTTGCAAGCCAAGCTCTAGTAGTTTTAAAAAAGGTCACTTACCACCCAGCCATAGACCAGTTGGCTCCGAGCGTGTCGTAAAAGATGGTTGTGTCGAGATTAAAGTTGCTGAGCCAAACCACTGGCAGTTAAAGCACGTTTGGCTTTATGAGCAACACCACGGCAAAGTGCCTGACAACCATGTTGTACGCTTTGCCGATGGTAATACATTTAATGTGACGATTGAAAACCTTGTCTGTGTATCACGCGCCGTACATGGTTATATCAATCGCAAAAAATTGATTAGTAGCAATCACGCTGAGTTAAACAAAGCAATCTTGCTTACTAATCAGTTAAATCATCTAGTAAAAAGGAAAACCGCATGAATCAACTCATATCAAACGTGCTAATGCAGCCGAAACCGATGACTGACAGCCCAGTAATACAAGATGAGCGCCCAAAGAATATGCTTACTGCTGACCAAGCCGCTAAAAAGCTAGGCATGAAAAAACCTACATTTTACGAAAAAGTGCGTAAAGGCATCGCGCCAAAAGGCTATAAGCTTGAACATACTACTGGCACATGGTGGATTGAATACGAGCTTGATGATTGGCTGACTGAAAACTTGATACCAGCATGACTAATGGCGAGTATAAACTACTCGCCTTTTTTTATGAGCGAAAAAAGGTAATCAGCCCATTTTTGCATCATCTCTCGGCGCTCATCAAGCCATTGCACGCGGTTGTATGCCCTACCGTTGCTGTCACGGACTTGGTGCCCAAGCTGCAGCTCAATCCAGCGATAATCATATTTAAACTTTTCTTCTAAAACCGTGCGAGCTATGGCGCGAAAACCTTGTGACGTTTGCTCAGTGTTTTCAAAGCCCATGCGCCTTAACGCTTGATTTAGTGTATTTTCAGATAATGGGCGTGACGTACTGTTACTTGAAGGAAAAACCAATTCAGCGTTTTTATAAGCCTTCATTTCTTTTAAAATCTCAACCGCCTGCGTTGGCAATGGTGACATCATGCTAACACCAGTGGATTTGCGCGTTTTATTAGGTGTGTACTGCCAATTATTATACTCAAAGTCGATATCTTGCCATTTTAAATGCCGAATTTCGCCAGGGCGCGCAAACATGATAATGGCAAACAGTAACGCCTTTCTTGTCGCAAAATGCCCATGATAGCTATAGATTGACTGCACAAGTCTAGTTAACCCTGCTTCATCTAAAATGGCAGGCGCGTGGGTTGTTTCAGGCGTCATAAATACACCGCGCAAGTGAATACACGGATTTTCTTTGGCGCGCCCAGTTGCGATAGCATAGGCAATGGTTTGGCTCATCATCGAGCGCATTTTTTCAAGTTTGGTTAAATGCCCTGCGGACTCCACAGGCTTTAACACGCGCATACAGTCCTCAGTAGTCACTTGGTTAACTGGCTTGTTGCCGATGACCGCCAACATTTCCTTTATGTAATTCTCCATCTTTTCAACGGTTTTTGGCGCATACTTTTTGGTGGGCAGCCATTCTTCAAAGACGGATTTAAAATCGGTGCGGTGTTCGTACTCTTTGCGCCTAGCTTCTTCTTCAAAGTGCGTTTTTGGGTCAATGTCTTTTGACAGTAATTCTTGGCAGTAATTTTTCTGCTTGCGAGCGTCCGCCAAATTGACCGTTGGATAGCGACCAAGGTTAACCATATCTTTCTTTTTTGTAAAAGGCTTGCTATATTGTAAATACCAAGTTTTGGTACCAGAGCTTGCGACATTTAGCAATAAACCTTCGCCATCGTACAATCGGTATGGTTTGTCTTGCGGCTTGGCTTTTTCAATCTCTGTTGTAGTGAGTGGCTTTGTTTGGCGGGGCAT